GTGTATGAGTTTATCTGTAATGTTTAGTCTTTTGCAAATATCTTCCCAAGCTGAGCCTATTTCTTCAAACTTGTAAACCTTTACCTCTGGAATAACAAACCCGTGTTTGTCAAGTATGTACTCGTATTCTGATTCAATATTGAACACGGGATTAAGCGGTACGTCTTGTATCCACTCGTCAAAAGTCTGCTCGTGTATGCGTGGGTGATAAGTCCCTCCGCGCTCCCTGTGGTATCGGTACAAAGAAACGAACTGCGCCCACGGATTTCTAAAGAAACAAAACTTGAAGTACGGAAGGCGTGAATGATTTATTGCCCAGAATGGAGTGTGCTTCTTGTGTACCGTTTCGTATATTGTCGAATACGAATCCTCGTACCTACACAAAACATTCTCTATCGAGGTCGTTCCCGTCTTGGGAACGGACGCGAATATAAACTTCTTCTCTTTAGAGATTATCACCCCAATACTCCCACTTACAATATCTGATAAAGTCTCGCTTAATGTTTGTTCTTAGGTACTGTTTCCACACCCCTCCCCCACTGACAAGAAAGGTAAAAGCGGGCAATCTGAGGGACATGTTATATCTGTGGTAGTAAAAATCAAGAAAAGCCTGGTAGACTATTCCGTAGAGCAGACGTTCATACGGGTCGTCTATCTCCAATATCTCAAGCATTCCGGCGCCTTTCAACTTACTTCCTCCAGCCATCTAATCAAGTCTTTGTTACCCCTGATAAGGCTCAGTATCCCCATAGACACAACATCTGTTATGTGTTCGTCTTGTTCTCTAAAGCCTCCCATCTCCATGATGATATGCACTACTTCGTGAAGCATGGTAACTTTCTGGTCTTCTGAGTGAATATCTGGGTCTATCCGTATTTCACGTTTGATGGTTTCGGCGGCTCCTCTCAGCCCTGCCTCCTCCCTTTTTGTGTCTCTTACGTCGAAATAGGTTGGGAATAAATATATAGTATCCGGCATTTTTGTATTCATAACAGAAGTGTAGCACAGTTGTAATGTTTTGTCAAGTGCCACTTTTACTTAACAATTGCCACTTTGTAATGTAAAATGTAATAAACAGGGAGAATATCAATGTGCCAAACATCGGAAGAAATCAAAGCAAACGATATTGTAATCAAAGAGCTGCAAGACTACGAAGCTGATTACGCAGTCGAGAAGTCTAGCGGAGGAAACGGAGAGAATGAGTTTCGCTTGCTTATTACCCGAACAATGATAGCGAACAGGGTAGACTCTATTCAAGTCAAACAAGATTTACAACCGCTTACAAAGTCTCCATCCCTGCTACATCAATTCAAAAACAATTTTCTCAAAACGAGCGGCGCGGTGGCGCTCATTGGTTTTTTTATGTTCATGGTTTTTTATACGTTTGTTGAAGTAATTGGTTACGCAGAAGCACTAATGGTGTTCAAGTAGTAACTAGAAAGGAGAAACAAAATGGAAGAAATTATTAACCTGTTGCAAGAGTTCGCTTTCAACTTAGCGGTGTTGGCATTGCCAATCCTGGCTGGCTTCCTGATTGCGTTGCTGAACGCATGGGTAAAGAAAGTATTAGCCGAAGTTGAAAGGGCCAAGCCGGAACTTCACTGGTATCTTGAGCAAGCTGTTGACATAGCTGTGAAGGCTGCCGAGAAGATGGAGTTCTCTGGCTTCATTGATGGCAAAAAGCAGTACGCCCTCAACATTGCGCAGATATGGCTTGACGAACACGGATGGGACGAAGTAGATATTAGCATTCTCGAAGCTGCGATTGAGGCTGCTGTTATTGAGAACTTCCCAAAATAAAATGTATCTCTACACCTACTATTGTTACAGGTGTGGGAAATCGAAAACAAGGACTTCTCACATTTCCCCAAGATGTCGTTGCGGGAAAGTGATGACATGCGTAGGAAGTGAGCATGGAATTAACCCTCGAACAACTAGCAGAGGCAAGAAAGAAAGCTCTTATAACCATCAGCGGGGAATTTAGCCCGGAAGGATATAAGGCTTTTTTTGAGTTGCTTCACAAGATACCCATGCACTCTGAGGGAGAGCGGTGGGTAGACGAGGCATTTGAAGCCCGCGCCGAAGACAAGGGGCTATTGGTCAAGGCTCACCGGGAAAGCGCAAAGACTACTGTCTTTTCCAAGTTCTTTCTTGCGTTCTTTATTGGGCATCATCCCGAATTGTCTAGCATGGTGACGCGCATTAACGATGACAAGTCAAACGAAACTACTCAGGCAGTTGCAAACATTATTGAGTTTGACCCGCAGTGGAAGTTAGTCTTTCCGAATGTTGTTCCCGACAAAGCAAAAGGGTGGGGCGCTAACGGCTACGAAGTAAAAGACGCCGACTTGTCTTACGAGGAATGGCAGGACATAAAAACAAAACTGTTGCCTGACCCGTCGTTTGTCGGTTACGGATGGAAGTCAGGAAGCATTATCGGCTCTCGCGTCAACGGCGTTCTAATAGCTGACGACATCCACGACGAGGAAAATACTTCTTCCGATAGGCAAATGAAGCGAGTGAAGAAATGGTACACAGACACCCTCGCCCCTTGCTTGATGGAGGATGCTTGGGAAATTTGGAATTATACACCCTGGCTTGATAATGACCTGTACGCCTACTTGGAAATTACAGGCGCATATAATCTTATTGAAACGCCATTGCTGATTACTGACGAAGATGGAGAGCTTTGGCCTGAAGACGAGCGAATACCCGCGAGTGGGCAGAAGTATCGTCGGTATTGGCCCGAAGCATGGAGCTGGGACAGAATTACAAAGAAGTATTTACAATCGGGACAGGTAGGTTTCGCCCGAATGTATATGCTGGACTTGGAAGCCACGAAGGGAATTAACCTAAAGGGCGATTGGCTACATAAATATCCAGCACAAGACATAGATAATTCGTGGCCTGTCTTTTTTGGAATCGACTATGCTTCAACACAGGACAAGCTAAAGCATAGAGACAGAGACTACTTCGCTTTAGCAATAGCTAGAGCAATACCGGGCGGGGGAATAGTAATTGTAGACGGACTTCAAAAGCACTTATCGAAAGGGGAAGCGATTGCTGCCGTTTTGTCTTACATGAATATGTATCCTACGCTCCAGCAAGTGGGCGTAGAAAAACTAGGAAGCGGGAAAGAGTTTTATAACGACTTGTTGCTAGCAAACGATATGGGCGGGAGAGTTCCCCCACTCATGGCAATCACTCACGGAAGGAAAGGAAAGGGCGATAGGTTTGAAAACTGGCTGGCTCCGCGTTGTCAAGCGGCAAGGATTTGGTTCTCAAACGTGGAAACGCCGTTTCTAACGAGCTTTTATAACGAATGGCTAAGCTGGCCTAACGCAAGGAACGATGACTGCATAGACGGGGTTTATATGTGCGCCGTTGCAGCCGAAGGATATTTGCCGAGCGCAAGTTCAAGAACGTTTGGTGGGCAGCGGAGAAAACAAGAGAATCCATATTATTCTGTAGGGAGTCACTAATGGCACAAAATATAGATTATTACGTTGGCCTTTGGTCTGAAATGATTGCTAATGACAAAGACAAAGTAAATCATTTCAAGGAAATCGACCAAGCGATAGAGTTTGGATACTCGCTTCCTGAGAAGCTTGCGGCATTGCCGTGGATGAGAAACATTCAGTCCACTCTTCCTGTTCAGGTTATTGTAGTTGGAACGAAAATACTCTGCACTATCGAGCCAACTGTTTTCATCCAACCGCTTAATGCGCACGAAGGTACCGCAAAACTAGCAAACGAGAAAGAGCAAAACCTTCTCTGGCAATTTCAGCAAATGGAGAAAAGAACGGAGCATGGATTGATTAGTGACATTGTTGAGTCTGCTCTGCGATACGATTCGGTTGCGTGTTTTACTGTTCCGGTCAACTGGCAGATAAAGGGGCAGGAAGGAACACTGCCATCTCGATATAAGGCAGCAATGAATCAGGGCGGGTTTATTACAACTGTAGAGAATCCAAAAGACATTCACGCCAGATACTCTCCACTTGGTTTAGATATGGTACTCAACGCCAAGGTAATGAGAGCCAGAGACGCCGTTTACTTTTATGGCAAAAAGACAAAAGCGCTGAAAGCGTTGATAGACGCCGAAGAAGAAGAGATGTATGTTTCAGTCTTTGACTTCTGGAACTACGACGACAGAGTTACGCGAATTTCAAAGCCAACCAAACATCAAGAGTTAGTAATACCTACCGATGGCTGGATAATGGAGAAGGGCGATATGGAACTGCCGTTCCTTCCCTGGTCAGTCTTTGAAGGCGGGACTTCTCTTGCTACAGGAGCAGACCATAAAGTTCGCCCTTTGCTTGGCCCAATCGTTCATACCAAACAACTAGAGTTGCAGAACATTGTTCAGAGCTATGCGTTTTCTGAAGCAACTGGATATGCAGCAGCTCCCAGATACAAAATAACTTCCCACAGTGGAGAAACTGTTGAAATCAGGTATGCACATATCAATCAGCCAGTAATACTAAAGCACGGAGAAGATATTGAAGAAATGAAACCGCCAGCAATAGACGGTAATTTGTTAGTTATCTTCGATAGAATTGAAGCAGCCTTTAGTAAATTAACGGGTTTGAGAGCGTTAGCTGAATTAGATTCACCATCCGGTACAGCGTTTGCTACTGTAAATGCCCAAATCAAACAGGCTACCACTGCATTGAATCCTTCCAAGAAACTAGCTGAAAGAGTATTGTCCAGCATTGCGGAGAATATATTGCGGTGGACAGCTTATACAAAAGACGATTTAGTTGGTTATGGCACACAAGACGGCAGCATGGGAGTTGAATATACAGGCAAGCCAGAACACATTGACCCGAAAGAGATTTATGTTGAAGTAAGATTGTCTCACCATATTCCAACAGACGAATTACAGCAAATCAACGCCGTTACTATCTTGATGAAAGAAGTCGGAATTTCGTTTATAGATGCTGCAAAGAAGCTCGATATTGCTAACCCCGAAGAACTTTTAGATAGGTTTAATCAGGAACAGCTTGACAAAGCCGAACTTGCTATTGCTGTCAAGAAGATGAACGCTGATGCCGATTTGGAAATTCAGGAAAAACAAATGCAGTTAGAAATGAAATTCCAGCAAGAAGCAATGCAACAACAAATGCAGGCTCAGCAAATGCAAGCTCAACAGCAAGCGGAGCAGGGCGGTGGAATGAATGCCGAATCTGAAAGTCAGGCGAGAATGGCAGGAGGTGGGCAGCGACAGCCCACTAGCGTAGCTCAAGGAAGAGGCGGACGGGGATTTGACACAACTCGTGGAGCGCCTAGCCCTAATACCGCTAATCCAGAAGGGCTTACCAAAGAAGGAGCTACGGGGATTGACAGGGAGGGTGAACCAATATGAATAAGCGTCAAAAACTTGAAGTAATGATTATGAGAGCCAAGATTCATGTCGAAGAAATAATGGCGAAACACGACGTCGCCTGGAATACGCAAGAAGTACAGGAGATAGAGGAGGAAGAAGATGCCTAGAGGAAATTTAACAGGAAGACCCAGGAGAAATCTTAGGCCTCCGTCAGAGCCGCCTACTCCTTCGCAATATGCGATAGCTGAACTTGGCGACACATACGAAACGATTGGCGCGCAATACGGATTAGACCCAACTACTCTTGCTCAAATGAATCCAGACATTTCTGCGCCTACCGCTGGTGGGGCAATCAGTGTCCCAGGAGCAGGCCCAGCAGTAACGCCAACACCAGACCCCAGAGTAATGCTAGACACAGCCGAGACTACACCAGAAGGAATACAGTACCCCGGAGGTTGGAACATGGCTAAACTCCAAGCAGCTATTTCTGGCGGCGGCGGAGTGATGGACTTCGCTTCAAAGTTTTACGGTGGTCACTACACTGAACAGGGCGGGCAGAAAGAACCTCTTGCTGGCGGGACTATTGATTATTACACAAAACAAGCAGAGGGCGTTTACAGTGACCCAACCGAAGAATTACCTCAATGGCCCGGATTACCGTCTACTCATGTGTGGGATAAAGACCCCAAAACTGGACAGTGGAGCAAGTTGCCTCACGGTTCGGTGTTTGACGAACTGTACGAAATGAACGGCATCGACCCAAATGACCCTGATATGGTTGAATGGTTTTGGGGATTCGCCGATGAAGACCTTTTGTTTGCTGGAGAGTTGTTTGATGTTATTGACTTTGACACAAGCGAGGGTGGATACGGTGGATATGGGTCAGCGCCTTCTTACAAAAGCGGAGGTTATTCGGGAAGCGGACAAAAGCCGCAACGTGGCGATTACGCAAGTTATTTGCAACTATCTAGTTGGAGTATCTAAATGCC